TTCAAATGATTCAGAAAACGAATTAGATTATTCTAAGATTGATAATAATCAAATTTATTATAATTCTACTACGCTTGAAAATTATTTTAATAATAACGAAATTGCTTTTAGTTCTTTTGTAGATTTCTACATTAGAAACACTCCATATGTTATTGTTACTTTTCATGATAGAAAAGTTATTAGTAGAGTACTAGGAGCTCCTTACGATATTATTTATGTTCCATACAATGATTATTATGATAAGCTTGATTCCATAATTGAAACATTGTCTACCTACAAGGGTAAAGTGGATACAGTAATACTTGATTGCCCGCTGTTATCTGCTGCCTTAGCTGAAAGAATTTGGAACAAGTTAGATTTTTCTATTATAGATTTTGGGAAGGTTATCAGTTTTGCAAGAGCAAGATTCAACACTAGGACAACCCAAAATGAAAAGGCAGATTGAAGATAAAGAAGACGATCTATTCTTAATAGATCTTTTATTTGATTCTGACTTAACTCTAACGGCTATAGCCAAAGAATTGGGATATAGTTTTTCTGAACTTAATAAAAAAATAAACGCACTAGGTTTATCTTGGATTAAGGAACAGAAAAAGAAAACATCTAGAGGGCAAGCTGCCCTTACGCAAGTCATGCAAAAGCTTTTTCCAGGACAGAAGATAATAAATGAGTTCCATATTGGAGAAAGACTAAGAATAGATGTTTACTGCGCAGAGTATAAAATCGGTGCTGAGTTTCATGGAAGACAGCATTTCTATTATACAAAAAGATTTTTTGATTCTAGATATGATTTTGAACAGGCTCAAAAAAGAGATTTAAGAAAAATAGAGTTATGTAAACAGAGTGGAATAACTCTTGTTGTATTTAGGTATAACGATGATCTAACAGAACAAGCAGTTTATGATAGACTACTTCAGGTAATTAGAGACAGTCCTCTTGTTCCAGAATCTCAAAAGAAAAACAAAAAAAGTATTACTCAAAATAAGTTGTATCAAGAAAGAAAAAAACAGTACAACGAAAGAAAAAAGGATTTATACAGGAAAATGAAGAAGAGAAAAGATAATCATGAGTGACGATCAGCCTGTATCTAACGTAACACACCCAATAGAGTACCAAGTTTTTGCACTCTCCTTTAGAGAGCCTGGTGCAATAAAATACTTTAAAGATAATCTTGATCCAGAGATTGTTGGAATTAATGATAATCAGCATGGTGTTTATGAATTTTATAATGCGTTACTCTCCTACGCCTCAAGTACGGATTTAAATATAGTTGACCCAATTCTTTTTAAAAATTGGATTCAATTAGAGAGTAATGTTTTTGATGCACTAAATGGTGATGAAGGAACAAATGCATTAATGTCCGTTCTTTCTGATATGCAATTAGCTACTCCTGAAGCTGTTGTTCAAGTTCTAAAACATAAAGACAATAAGATCAAACAAAAAAATTATCTTAAAGAACTAGAAATTATTTTAAGTCAAAAGGGTTTAAAGAGCGACGAAGATCTAGAGAGGATAAACGTCCTTACTGGGCAGATAAAAGATTTAGAAAATAAAATAAATTATGATCCATTAGATGGTGTAGTTACTGCAAATCAAATAATAGATAAAATAGATTCTTTACTTGATACACCAGACTTTTTACCAACTCAATTTAAGTCCTTAAATAGAGCAATGGGATATACAAATGATGGTGGCTTTTTTAAGGGAGCAGTTCATGCAATTATCGCAGCATCAGGTAAGGGTAAAAGCACTTTTGCAAAATGCCTAGTAAATAATTGGTTAGATTCTGGTTATAAAGCTTTGTATATTAACTTTGAAGAAGCAAGAACTCACTGGGAAAGAATTCTTATGACCCAGATAACAGGAAAAAATATCTACTCAGAGTTAGACAAGTGGACTGAAGAAGAAAAAAATAAGTATATAAAAATATTTACAGATAAACTTGAAACATGGGGTGATCGCTTGATGGTTAAGCATGATCCTGATACTCCATACTTTGAAGATTTAGAAAGTTGGTTAAGAGATATCTTAGTTCAGGGTGAACATCTTCCTGATGTTGTGGTAATTGATACGATTCAATCAATGTTTACCAGATCTAAAGGTAAAGCAAGATGGGGTGAGTTTGAAGAAATGATGGTTCGTCTTGAAAAAATAGCTAGAGATATGAATTGTGTTTTAATAATTACAGCACAAGAAAATTCAAATAGAATGAAAGAAAAAAGAGAGATTGTTATGCAATCTGATACTGGTGGATCCTTAGCTATTCAACAAAAGTGTGCTGTAACAATCTTTATTACAGAAAAAAAATTGGTTAGCGGTGATGATTCAGAGGATGAAAATATCATGCAGCTACAGATACCAAAAAATAGAATTACTGGTTCAACATTCTCATACGAGCCTCCGTTAGTAAGATATGTTGATTCTAGAAAATCTTACGAAGAATATGAAATAGTTACATCTGCGTCCTATGACGCTTCATCTATATTAGATGATTTATTAAATAATGGAGACTTTAACTAATGAAATTGATAACGCCAGAATCTCTAAAAGATTTTCAAACTTGTTCACTTTTGTACGAATATAGACACAATCAAAAGATGCCAGAAACAATTGGCGGTAGGGATATACTTTCTATCAGATTTGAAAATACTTTAAAAGAAATAATATATTATTTTTTCTATAAAAAACAAGGCGGCTATACACCATCGTACGCTTCTCTTTTAAATAGATGGGAAAAGCTTTGGTTTTCTGAAGACATGTCTTCCTATGACATAATGACTGAGCAGCATGAAAGTGCGTATGGCAATAACGCAAGTTTAACAACTAAGGCAGCGGCTTCGCTTTTATCTTTTTATGAAAACTTCTCTGATCAAAATTTCATACCAATTGCAATTAACGAAGACTGTATAATGCCTGTTACTCCAAAAGTAAAAATTAAAGATAAATTTGATGTAATTCTTTTTAAAGATAAAAAATATTTTGTAATTAAATTAATGTTTAATTACAAGAATAGTCATCAACATATGTATCAGGTAAATTTTGCTACAATGTATAATGCGTTTGCGATAAAGCATGGAGATAGAATTTCTAAAGCCTTGTTTGGTTACATAGATCTGCTAATGCCAAAGGTAGCATTCACTGAGTTTGAAATAACAAAAGAAGATCTTGAGTCTTTAAGATTTTGGTCAGATGAATTAGAACAGGCAGAAAAGTTTATTCCAAGAAGAGGTTTAACTTGGTATTGTAAAAAATGTCCATTTGATAAACCTTGTTCTAAATGGTCTAATTGGAGCACTAATGAAGAAAGGTAAGTTTGGTTTTATCTTAACTGATGAAGTATACAAAAAACTTAATTCTTTAGCTAGAGCTAATAAAAAAAAACCATATGATTATATAATTGATATGATACAAAAAGAATATAACGATTACATTAGCCAAAAATTAAAGTGGGATTTAGAAAATGACTAAAAAATCTATTTTAGATGAGCTTCTTGATGAAGAAGAAGTAAAATTTAAACCAAATGAAGAAGAAGATAAAGTATTATTTCCTTTATTGGAACAAATAAATTTGATTTCAAATCAACAAATTAAATTATTTGTTAGGTCAGTGTTGTTGCAGGCAAAAACTTTTTGGAAAATACCTTCTAGTTTTTCTGGAAAACATCATCCATCCGATGAGCATGGTGCTGGGGGAAACGTATTACATACAAAAAGAGTTGTTAATGTAGCTAGAATTATGGCTGAGTCTTACTCTCTTTCTCAGGAAGAAAGAGATGTTGTTTATGCAGCCTGCCTTCTACATGATGTAACTAAAGGAGTATCTTCCGATAATGAGGGAGAAGAAAGTTTCTTTTATGACCCAATGCATCCATATACTGTTGGTGTATTTGTTAGAAGATGTCAGGAAAATGACAAAAAATATGGATCAGAATTATCTTCTTCAACTCTTTTCTTAGATCAAGAAACTGTTGAATCTATTCTTAGATTAATACGCTGCCATTTAGGGCCCTGGTCTCCAGTGCCAGAAACATATCCAACAACATACTTAGACATGATTGTTCATCTATCTGATAATATTGCATCAAAGCTTCACGTTATTGCCGATGATAAAGATAAAGAAAATTAATATTTATTATGAGTGACCAAAACAAAATGCTAGTCAGAGCTTTGATAAATGATTCTTTAGAATTCTTAATAAAAGAATCTATCTATTACAGGTCTTACAATGAAAACTTGGTGCAAAACAAGAGATCAATTGCTTGGCATATAGAGTGGGACAATGGTAAAATATACATACCATGAAACTTCCGTTAGATGAAAATAAGTTTATTTCTCAGTGGAAATATGTTGAAGTAGCCAGATATGTTCCTAACCTTGATAGGCTAATTAGGGATAAGAACGGTAACGATCCAGTCTTTTATGACATGGAAGACATAGACTCATACAGGCAAAAGCATAATAACATCGGTTTATATACTTCCATATGGCACTATAATAACACTGATTTAGACAAAGCTATCAGACTTGGTTCTTTATATTTTGATTTAGATAGTGAAGATATGAATCTCTGCTACGAAGAAGCGCAAAGGCTTTATGGATATCTTTCTTCGTATATCCCAGAAGAATCTTTATTGGTTTACTACACTGGTAAAAAGGGTTTTCACATAGAATGTGAAGCCATAAGTCTTGGTATTAACCCATCAAACGAATTGCCTAAAGTATTTAGATATATAGCTAACAAACTAAAAGATGATTTAGCTATTTCTTCTATGGATTTTAGCGTTTATGATATGAGAAGAATGTGGCGACTGCCTGGATC